CAGTGACAGATAGTTACCCAACAACATTATCTGCACCATTTTATATTGTCATTAACCCAGATAGTGCTACAAACAGAGAAGTAATTTTAGTTACTGCTGTAGATACAGGCACTAAACAACTTACAACAACTGTACTAAATAGGTACTTACCAGGATCAGCAGCTAGTTCAGGTCTTTCCCATTCATCAGGTCAAACTGTTCGTATGGCCCCTTTACAACAACACATAGAGGACATTAACGACAGAGTAGATACCATAATTAACGAAGCTGGTACAGCAGTTAACACATCATTATTCTTAGATGAAGATGATATGGTATCTGACAGTGCTACTAAAGGTGTAACACAACAATCAGTTAAAGCATATGTAGATAGCCAGGTAACAGCACAAGACTTAGACTTTTTAGGTGATACTGGAAGTGGTGCAGTTGATTTAGATTCACAAGACTTTACCATAGCAGGTACAACAAATGAAATTGAAACAAGTGCATCAGGTCAAACACTTACAATAGGACTACCTAGTTCTATAACAGTCAATGTCACAGGAGATTTAACAGGAAATGTTTCAGGAGATTTAACTGGTAATGTTACAGCTACTTCTGTACTTGCAGATGGCGTAACAGCTACAACACAAAGTGCTGGAGATAACTCTACTAAGGTAGCAACAACAGCTTATGTTGATGCAGTATCAGTAGATGATAACTTAACAGTTAGTGATGGTACAACTTCTACAACAATAGATTTAGATACACAAACATTTAGTGTTTTAGGAACTGCTAATGAAATAGAAACTAGCACAACTGCACAAACAATAACAATAGGCTTACCAGCAAATATTACTGTTAATGTAACTGGTCAAGTATCAGACATATCTAACCACAGTACAACAGATTTATCAGAAGGTACAAACCTTTACTATACAACTGCAAGATTTGATACAGCATTTAGTGGTAAATCTACAACAGATTTATCAGAAGGAACTAATCTTTATTACACAACTACAAGAGCTAATACAGATATAGATGCAAGAGTAGATAAAGCATTTGTTGATGCTCTTAATGTAGATGCAGATACCTTAGATGGTAATGACAGTACAGCATTTGCTACTTCAGCACAAGGTGCTTTAGCTGATAGTGCAATACAACCAACAGATGGTGTAGGTAACTTATCAGATGTAGATACAACAGGTGTAACTAATGGACAAGTCCTAGCTTATAACTCTACTTCTGGAGATTTTGAACCTGCTGATCCAACAACTGGAGATATAACAGCAGTCAATACAAACGCTGATTCTGGTTTAGCTGGTGGTGTTACTTCAGGTGCAGCAGACTTAACTTTAGATGCAAACAACCTAGCATCCACAACAGCAGTATCAAGTGATTACTTTGTAATACAAGATGTGACAGATAACAGCACAAAGAAAGCTCTTATATCTGACGTTATTGCAGCAGGAGATATTGAGGGAGTAACAGCAGGAACTAACCTAAATGGAGGTGGTACTTCTGGAACAGTTACAGTTAATCTTGATTCAACAGTAACCTCAGTAGCTTTACAAGACTATTCAGAAGTAGATGTAGCAGTAACAAGCACATCAGGTGTTATAGCCATAGATATGGATAATGGAAACACAGGATCTATAACACTTACAGAAAATATTACAGACATAGATTTTACTAATGTTCCAGCTTCAGGAGTTGCTACATTTACTTTACAAATCACACAAGATAGCACAGATAGAACAGTTGCAATTAATGCAGTAACAGTCAATGGTGGTGGAGATGTAACTGCAAAAACAGCAGGTGGTGCAGGGTACACAATGTCAACAGGATCAGGTGCAATAGACTTAGTTACATTTTTATTTTTAGATGGTGGAACACCATTACTTAATGCACTACAAAATTTTAGTTAGGAGTTAGCTTATGCCATTAGGTGCAGCAAGATTTGGACTTCTTGGAGGAGTTGCAGGTGATAATCCAGCATTAACTTTAATAGACCACCAAACTGCTAGTTCAGTTACTTCTATTAGTTTTAATAGCATACAGGGTAGCACTTATGATTATCACTATTTAACTTGGACAGACATAGATACAGGTATTAGAGATAATGCAAACTATTGGAATATGAGAGTAAAAGTAGGTGGAAGTACTCAGGGCAGTAATTATTTAAACAATGGTGCAAGTTTGGTTTGGGGTAGTAATGCTTCACAAAGTTATAAAACTAGATATTTTTATAATGACATATTTAATATAGTTGCTTTAGGTAGAGTTAATAGGGGTTATGGACATCTTGACAGTTCTGTTGATAGTTCTTGTAATGGTTGGGCTATAATATCTTTTGCCCACGATAGTAATAGGTGGACTTCAGTTCATACACAAGCAATAGGACAAAGTTATGCAGATGGCTCAGCACCATATCGTGGAGAGGCATATCACGCAAGTAATAGTTCAGTTGATGGCTTTTATATTTATATGAGTGGTTATACTTTTAGTGGTGAATTGGCTTTATATGGAATTTCAAGTTAATGGCAGGTGAATTTTATCTTATAAAATCGGCAAGTGCTACTGATGTAGCTAGTTTAGATATTACTGATTGTTTTAACAGTACATATAATTTATATGAAGTTATTTATTATGCAAAAAGGGCAAGTGGAAGTTCTGCTACAAATAGTAGTATGAGATTTTTAGATAGTACAGGAACTGCAATTACTAGTGGATATAATGTAGGTTATTTTCGTTGGGATAGATATGAGGGTTTTGAATATTCTACTACACGGACAGAGATAAATAGTAGTCAATTACAAGCAACTGATAGAGCTAATGCAGGTCGTATGAGTATTGCAAATCCTTATGCTGATGATAGATACACAACAGGCTATTCTCATCGTTATATGTACACAGATAATATTGGTGGTGCAAGTAGAGGTAGAGCGTATTATGGTTTAAATGGTTTAAAAGATGTACAAAGAATTACTGGATTACAGGTGCTTGGTACAGGTGGTAATGTTGATATTGATATATCAGTCTATGGATATGGAGAGGGTTAAATTATGGCAGGGGAATTAATTTTAGTAAATAGTACAACTGTTACAAGTGATGTATCAAGCGTAACTCTTACAGGAATAGACACAACTTATGATATTTACAAAGTTTTAATAACTAACGCTAGACCAAATAACACAAGTGGTAATAGTTGGCGTATGCGTTGGATTGTTGGTGGTAGCCCTGAAATAGGAAATAATTATTTTACACAATATGCTAGTCATAATGCAGTAAATAACTTTCAATGGTCAGGACTTACTACAGACCCTAGATATAGTGGAAATACTTTAATGTACATAGGCGATGGTAGTTCAGATACAGGCGAGTGTTATAACGCTAATATTAATCTTTATAAAGCGTATGATAATAATAGTGAAGCTAGGTGGGATATTGAACAAACTTCCACAAACTCTGGTGGAAATTTAATTGCTAATAAAGGTGGTGGCTATCGTAAAGCAAAACAAACTTGTACAGGTGTGCAGATATTTGTAGATAGTTATAGCATAGCAAGTGGTTTTTTTGGTTTATATGGATATAATTATAGTTAGGAGAAAATTATGGCGACATTAGAAGAAATAAAAGAAGAAGTAAGAGCTGAAGTAGAGTTGGAAAAACCTTTAAATAAATCTGTTGATGGTGTTATTTCAGAATTAACTGATGAAGAATACGAACAGTTAATTACAGATAGAGCTGAAAGTAGATTTGATGTTCAAGAAAATGGTTGGATTGAAGCAAGATTAAATGCGTATGGTTCAATCAATGACCAACTAGATATGCAGTACTGGGATGGTGTCAATGGCACAACTATCTGGGCTGACCACATTGCACAAGTTAAATCAGATAATCCTAAACCTTCATAATAAATAATCCTATGATAAAATTCATAGTATGGATTATTTAATAGGATTTCTTTTAGGTTATTTTTTAAAAGAAACTCTCGGATTTATTAAAAGAATAAGTAGTTACGATTGGGATAATCGTATGTCCTATAAAGATGAATGGGATTTTCTAAGTCACGAGGACCTTCCATAATGACAAACTCTAATCAGGATTTTTCACAGAAGGAGTTATTAAGAATGGTCATTGACAGATTAGATAGACTAGAAGAAAAACTAGATAATAAATTGGACAAGTCAGAATTTTATAAAGTATTAGGATTGGTTGCCACAGTCGTATTGATTGTTGGTAGCCTAAGTATGTAGGGATATATGAAAGCACAAGTTAACCTAAGTCAAGTATTACAAGGTGGACTCGCTGCATTAGTTGCTTGGTTATTTAACACAGTTAATACATTGCAATCACAAGTTGCAGTGTATATGATACAGATCCAAAAGCTAGAAGAAAATATTGTAGGTTTAGCTATGAGAGAAAGAGAACTCAACTCTGCGTTAACAGATGTTCTCATTAAGTTAGGAGGATAGTATGGACTGTTGTGGTAATGGTTGCTGTGGTGGTAGTTGATAGAGCTTTTAATAGCACTGTTAATAGGAAATAAAAATGCTAAAAAAAATAAAAGATAATATAGGTTTAGTCGTAACAGGCATAGCTCTTATGTCATCTGTTGGTGCAGGAATACAATCACTGAATGCTGTACTTAGTACCTTGACTGGCATTGATGACAGGATGAATAATATAGAGTATGAGTTCATTGCCTTAAAAGAAAGCACAATGGTGTCTAATGATATTGCTGTACTGTATGAAAAGATTAATGATTTAGAAATGGCAGCTAGTAATTTAGGTAGAGCCAATGAACAAATTGCATACTTACAATCAGAGATAAATAGTATCAGACAAGATGTTATGGATAGTGGTTGGGATTTAGACCAGAAATATATACCAGAGAAGTGGGAATGGACAGACCTTAACAGCAAATCTGTCAGACTTGAAACACAAATACAAGGTTTAGAACAAAGAATGTGGGAAATAGATACACTTGATGATAGAATTACTTGGTTAGAAAGTAATAGATAATGAAAGTAACTGCAAGAGATATATGGGGTGCTAAACCTAATAAGAAAACTTTCTCTAAACTAGGAGAAGTTAAAGGTTTAGTTATACATTGGTCAGCATATCCTACTGCTGTTGGCAATATGGCAGAGATGGATCAGTGTAAAACAATACAGAGATTACATCAAGAAGATAGAGGTTGGAATGATGTAGCTTATAACTTTTTAGTAGGAGATACAGGACAGATATATGAAGGCAGAGGATTTGGAAATAGATCAGCAGCACAAGGTGGTAACAATCGTGAAGAAATTAACTTTAACAATAAGCATTATGTTGCTGTGTGTTGGCTTGGTGGCTCCAATCCTACCGACAAACCTTCAGATAAAGCTATTGCATCTGTCAAATGGCTCTATGAACAAGTCGGTGGAGAACTAAGACCACATAGTTCATTCAAACAAACACAATGTCCTGGAGATGCTTGGCGACAGTGGATTATAGAGGAAACAACTCCTAGCATAGATAACAAATCACCTGATAATGTGTACATACCAGATAGTTTTGAAAGTAAATTAGATAAGATTCTTGTTAAACTAGAGAGCATAGAAAGAAAATTAAAGTTAGGAAAGTTAATACAATGACACCAGAACTAAAAGATATGTTAGAAAGAGCAGTATGGACATTCATAGAAGGGTTCATAGGAGCTTTGACAATCAGCCCAATCGTAGGTATTGAGGCTAATTCACTACAAATTGCAGCTATTGCAGGTGGTGGAGCAGCTTTATCTGTGATTAAAACATTCGCAAAGAAAAAAATAAGCTAGGAAACTGTCGTAAAATCTGATTATACTAAGCCTTAACAGAAAGGCTGCGTATGAAGAAAGATAAAAAAGACTTAGGCAATAACTATTTTAAGTC